TCAAATTGCCAGCCTTCCACCAAGCGGGTTTAACGTTACCGCGTGCTTGAGATAATCAGGTGCCAGGTGAGCATAAACCATTGTCTGCTGTATGCTGGCGTGCCCCAAAATCTGCTGTAACGCAATAATATTCCCCCCGTTCATCATGAACCAGCTTGCGAACGTATGGCGAAGCACATGCGTGGCCTGCCCACGTGGCAGATCGGGCTTAACTTTTCTGAGCCGTTCGCAGAAGTTTTCATAGTCCACTTTGAATAGTGGCCCCGTTTCGCTGGTCTTGATCTCTTCTTCCAGTTCTTCCGATATCGGAACCGTTCGCTTTTTCCCGTTTTTGGTTTTGAGGAACGTTACGCGCCCGTGGTTAACCTGTTCACCTCGCAGCGTGCTGCCCTCCCCCATCGCGCGCCAGTGCTGAGACATACCAGAGCTACGCGCCGATCGTCACCGGTCAAAGTTTCCAGCAGCCTGCCGATCTCTGATTTCGTTAGATAGGTCATGGCGGGCGGTATTTCTTTCAGCGGTTCAAGACCCTTACAGGGGTTTTCCTTCCTGAACTCTTCCAGCTTGATCAACGCGCTGAACATGCCGGAAAGCCGGTAGATATCGCGATTAATCGTAGCCGCGCTGATCCCATCATCCAGCCTCTGGCTGCGGTGCTGCGCTATCGTGCGTTTGCTCAACCGGTTAACGGCCGGATCTCCCAGCGCCCTGATCGTTTTATTCAGGTGCCGTTTCTCAATTTCGCCATTTTCCAGCGTCTGCCCGTACAACAACCACCAAGCCTCTAACAACTCGCTTAAGGTGCGGCGATCTACGCTCGCGCCCAGCCATTCTTTTTTGTCGGCGTTGACCAATACATAACGCTCAAAAAGTACAGCTTCTTGTTTCTTATCGAATCGCCTGCGGATGCGTTTTCCATTACGCCCGCGCGGGTAAACGTCTACTTCGTATTGACCACCTTCGAGCTTCTTAATCGACATAGCGAAGCCCTCCAGTGCAATTGTCATTTTGCGCTGATTGCTCTAGCGCAAAGAAAAACCAGATTTTTAGCCAGCCTTCGGCCTTGATTGGCGTGATGTTGTTCTGTCTTGCCCATCAGGGGAGAGAGTCGGGGCTATTTGCCCGGCCTGTGGTGCGGTGGTGCCAGTCATTAACCAAAGCGTGTATTTCTGAAATCGGGGGTGTTCGGTGATTTTGCTAAGAACATTCCAGCCAGGGTCTTGATACCCGGCTTCGATCTTCTTGAGGGTACTTAGCGGGATACCTGAAATATCAGATAGCTGTGATTGATTCAGCCCCTCGGCGCTGCGAATCAGCTTTAGTTTCTCTTCAAAGTTCATTGACACGGTTCCATTTTCGAACTAGATTTCACACACAAGAAGTTCGTATATGGAACTTCTTGACCGAATGAACAGCCGCCAGAAGCGGCTACAGCCAGCTATAGGCGGCTGAACATTGAAGAGGATTATTGCACATGAAAGACAAATACCCAGAGGGATACATTGAATTGCGTCACCCTGTGGACGCGGTGCCAACTCCGAAATTTGCCGAAATGATCGGTAAATCTGCCAACGCGGTGGGCGATATGGTTCGCGACGGTAAGTTGCCAGTGGTGCAGATGAAGAACCCGGAAGCCCTTACAGGCCGTTCAGAAAACTGGATCTACATCCCAGAATTTAACCGCGCTATGCGTGACGCCTATTTCAACCGCCCGAAAGAGCAGCGCGACGCCTGGTTACTGTGGATCGGTCTTTGAGGTTATCGCGATGAGCCAGAAAACAGCCAACCACGAAAACCGAGTGCGTGAATGCAACGACATTCTGGACACCCATTTAAAAGATATGCAAACGGGTTTCATGATTCGCACCAATAGCGGCGAGTTCATGATCAGGGATAAAAAGCTGATTAAGAAAATAACCAAAGACGTGGCCCGCCATGTTGATGGTGAATTGCTTAAGCTGGGAATGTGAGGGCGATATGTTTAATCCACTGAATAAAAGCTACACGGCAGTTATCAACCCTTTTTCTGATAACAATACCTATGATGTGCCGACATATATAAAGCCGGGCACTAAAGTAACGGTTGCCATTGATTCGCGTGAGCAGGAAATATCTATTCTTGCTGCTTACGATTACGGCATTGAAGCACTGAACGAAGAAGGGCGCGAGCAATTAAACCGTTTAATTGCTGATCTTAAAGTGGCTATCACAGGAAGATGATATGAGCCAGTTAGTGCAATTAAGCCGCCACTCTTATTTATATCGTGGCTTCACGATTCAAAAGTGCCCGCGTAATCCATTTACGTTTAAGCACTCTTATCGTATTTCCAGCAATGGAGATTATTACGGGCGTGACTTTGCTTTAGCGGAAGCCATGCGCACGGTTGATCAGATGTATAAGCAAGGGGGCAGTAATGCACGATGAAGGTCCATCACTGGCAAGCCTGCTTAAGCACGGGTGCCAGGTTACACACTTCAAGAACTCACGCGGCTGGCTGGAAACACCAGACGGGCAATTCTTTAAACCTGAGCCTAGCAAGGTTCAATTTATTAAGGGAATGAGTAAGCCCTTTGTTTATACGAAGAAGATAAACAAAGGATTACTTTTTAACTTTGTTAATTCTTTGAGAAATTTAATCGGCTAACAACGCCAGTTAAATAGTAATTAAAAACAGTCTTCACTGTCGTCACTTAATTAAGTGATGGCGCTTTCACTCATCCTAAAAAGGATAAATAGCATGTTTAATAAACTGTTTGGAAAAAAAGTAGCAGCGGCAAAAGTTGAACTTAAGAAAGTGGAAAATCGCGATCTTATGGAAGCTATTGTCGGCGGTTGTCTTTTGGTATCTGCCGCCGATGGCGAGATCGAAAAAGAAGAAACCAGCAAGCTGGATCAGCTTATCCGCTCTAACCCGCGCCTTGCGCATTTCGGCAATGAAATCACATCCACCATCAACCGCTATACGGAACAGCTTGAAGCTGGCTTCCGCGTTGGTCGCATGAACATTTTGCGCGAAATCGACGACATCAAAAACGATCCGAAAGAAGCCGAAGAAGTCTTCGTCAACATGCTGACTATCGCCGAAGCGGACGGCCAGATCGAACCAGAAGAACAGAAGGTGCTGGAAGAGGTCGGGCGCCGTCTGGGGCTGCGTGTTGAGGATTATCTCTGATGCTGCGCGTGCTGGATTCACTACGTCCGGCGCTGGCCCTGCTGTTGGCCTTCATGGTCGTAGCAGTGGATTTCACCAGCTACCTGCTTTCGGTGATTGGCGACGCCTTCTTCGTTGGCGCTCTTCTTCTCCTTGTCTGGCCTGCCCTCAAGTCAGCTAACCAATCAGCGGATCACCAGTAACAGATTGCCGGGGAAACCCGGCAATTTCTGAGGCTTCGAATCATGACTAAACGCGATCAATATAACTTCATCCTGCACGTTCTCTTACCTGCTGTTGAGCGTGAAGGGCTGACGATTAAAACCCGCCGCGATGGTGAGTTAACCCTTTCTTCTGACGATCCCTCTGTTTCCTGCTTTATCGACGATATGCGCCAGCGCCTTACCACGGCGTTGCAGCGTCCGGCTGTTCCATCTTCCCCTTACGGAGTTTTGTAAAATGATCCGCCCGTTCATCAAATGGGCAGGGGGTAAAACCCGTGTCCTCCCTGACCTGCTGCCGCATCTTCCTAAAGCTGACTGCCTGATCGAACCGTTCGTAGGCGGCGCATCGGTATTTCTGGCGACTGAATACCGCCGCTATGTGCTGGCTGATATCAACCAGGATCTTATTAACCTGTATCGGGAAGTCACTCGTTACCCGGACTTAGTGATCGATGCAGCCCGCGAACTGTTCAACAGTAAGAACAGCCCGCAGGGATACAACGAAGTCCGCGCCGCGTTCAATAAGCAGGTGGGTACGGTAAAAAGCGGTGGGTTGCGTTATGGCGCTGAAATGGCGTGCATTATGCGCGCTGCTCAATTCCTGTATCTGAATCGCCACGGTTATAACGGCTTATGCCGATACAGCCGGAAGACCGGCTTTAACGTGCCGTTTGGCAAGTATAAGAGCGTCTACTTTCCTGAAAATGAAATCCGCCTGTTTGCCGAAAAGGCCAACGATACAAAGGCAATATTTCTTTGCGCGCCGTTCCAGCGTTCTCTACAGGTAGTCACGGGTGGCGATGTTCTCGTTTACTGCGATCCGCCTTACCTGCCTGAAAGCAAAACAGCCGATTTTACCCAATACCACACCGAACCATTCACGGAAGACAACCACCGCCAGTTAGTCCAGGCACTGCTGGAAGTTAACCGTAAGCATGGCGTGAAAGTCGTCATTTCCAACAGCGATACCGAAGCCACCCGCGCGATTTATCAGCCCTTCAAGATGCACGAAATCAGCGTGCAACGTTCCGTCAGCACTGACAAAGACAACCGCCAGAAGGCCAAAGAAGTGATCGGCGTGCTGCCTGTCTGCGACTGCTGCGGGCGTTACGGCGGCGGTTGCCCTGATTGTGGCGCCGTAATGGGTGATGCGACCTACAACGCGATGGTTGCGGCGGGCACGTTTGACGATCAGGAGGCTTTTTAATGGCAAAAATCTATATCGCTGGCCCTATGAGCGGTTTGCCTGGATTCAATCGGCAGGCCTTTAACCGTGCAGCCGGGCACGTAGTGCGACGCGGAAACGTTGCCCTTAATCCGGCGATTTTGCCGGATGGATTAGAGCAGGCGGAATACATGGATATTTGCTTCGCCATGTTGCGTTGTGCTGACGGGATCTTCTTGCTGGATGGCTGGCAGCAGTCTGCCGGGGCTAAAGCAGAGCACGCGCTTGCTGAAAAGTTGGGTTTAGAAATTCAGTACCAAGTGATCGATCGGTGTAGCCGAAAGGCGGAGGGGCAGCAGTGACCGCCTACTACAACGAAATCGACCCCTTCGCCGCGCAATGGCTGCGCAATCTGATCGACGCTGGACACATCGCCCCGGGCGTCGTTGACACACGCTCAATTGAGGAAGTAACCGCAAATGACCTTAAAGGATTCACGCAATGCCACTTCTTTGCCGGGATCGGCGTGTGGTCTTACGCCCTGCGCCGCGCAGGATGGCCCGATGATCGCCCCGTCTGGACAGGTTCATGTCCATGCCAACCTTTCAGCGCCTGCGGAAAGCGACAGGGATTTGACGATCCCCGCCACCATTGGCCCTCATGGGCTCACCTTATTAAGGAGTGCCACCCTGACGTTATCTTTGGCGAACAGGTTGCGAGCAAAGACGGCCTCGCATGGCTCGACGCTGTACAGGCTGATCTGGAAAACGCGGATTATGCCTTCGCAGGTTTCGATCTCTGCGCTGCGGGCTTCGGTGCCCCGCACATCCGCCAGCGCCTCTTCTGGGTGGCCGACGCCGACAGCGAATTCATGGAAGCATCCATCGAATGCAGGCAGGGAGGGAGGATTGAACTTGCAGACAGCGGCAGTCTTATCGGGGTGGACTACGCCAAGTGCGAGCGACGGAACGCGGGGCGGAACCGGGATTACTCCGGGTATGTCCGGCAGCAGTCTGGCGCAATTAGTGAAACTTGCAGGCTGGCCGACACCAGCAGCGACGGACGGGAAGGGCGGTTATCAGGGCGGGAGAGTTCGCAATGGGAAGTTATCGACGGATCGGCTGGATGTAACGGCGCAGCTTGCGGGATGGCCAACGCCGAACACCTGCAACGACAGAAACCCGCGTCAGCAGGATGCCTTAATGAATTACCGGGAAAACGGAACCAAGATTCAGAAGCGATTGCAGGATTTGGCGGCAATAGCGGAACCAATGCGGTTAACGGTTTCTGGGGATCTGCTGACTGGCTTTTCTGCCGGGATGGAAAGTGGAGGCCAGTTAAACCCGGAATTAGCCCTTTGGTTGATGGGGTTGCCGGACGGGTGGGCAAGCTGCGCGCCTACGGTAATGCCATCGTTGCGCCGGTCGCGGAAGCGTTCATAGCTGCATATCTGGATTGTGCGCAATGACCACGGAAACCCGTGGCCGTCGCGCCCCTTCTCCACCTCCACCGTATCCGGGTAGCACTGGCAATGCTACCCCTTACGCTTATGGCGGGAACAAACCATACCAGCCGATTGGCGTTGATGTAGCGCCGGGGCTGGATGGTTTCGACTATCTCACGCCGGACGGCACACGCAAGCATATTGCATTCAGTGAACTGGTAGCGGAGGACGAAAAGCCGGAGCGCAGCAAGCTGCTGCGTCGCCGTCTGGCTTCTCTTCCGCAGTATATCCGCCGCCACTTTGCCGCGAAGCTGGATGCGCTGGACGCGAAAGACCGCAAAGCGGCAGATCACTGGCTGGTTAATACCTTTGAGCGCCACGTATTAACGCGTATTGATAGCGTGAACAGTGTTTACCAGCCTGACACTGTGATGCCCGGCATTCTGCTGCCAATCCGCGATCAGCTTTTCCGTATGCTTTGGGCAGGGAAGAAAGAGTTAAAAAGACTGGCTTATACGCTTGCCGATATCTTTACGAGCGAGTTTATACGCGAGTCCGATCACCAGTTGGCGCGCACCGGCGATCCTGAGTTCGCGGCGCTTTCTGGCTATGGCCGTATTGCGTCGCTGGCGGTACATCTAAAAACGCCGCTCCCCGGCTGGACAGCGTATTGCAATGAAGAACTTGAAGCGGAGGACGCGTTACGCGCGGTTCTCCGTCTTGAGTCACCGCAATGGTGGTTAAACCGCCTGCGCCGTATCCATGCCCGGTGGCGTGAGCATTTGATGATCGCAGCGGGATACGTCCAGAAAAAATCTTCTCCATACAGTAGCGCCCCGTGCCTTACGGAATGGCTGGCCCAGAAAAAGGCTAACCGTGAATACCTTAAGGCTATGGAACTGGAAGACCAGGACACGGGCGAGCGCATTTCCCTGATCGATAAAGTCGCCGGCAGTGTTGCCAATCCGGCCAACCGTCGCCGCGAACTCATGACGAGAATGCGCGGATTTGAAGATCTGGCGAAGCTGGAAGGGTTGGCCGGTGACTTCTACACGCTGACAGCACCTTCCCGTTACCACTCCATGCAGCATAATGGGCGCCGCAATAATAAATACTGTGGCGCGTCGCCGCGCGAGACGCAGCAATATCTTTGCAAAGTCTGGGCGAGAACCCGCGCAGCGTGGAAGAGAAAAGGGATCCGTGTCTTTGGTTTCCGCGTGGTCGAACCGCACCACGATGCAACGCCACACTGGCATTTGCTTCTTTTTATGCGCCCGGAATGCGTCGAGCAGGCGCGCGAAATCTTCCGTAAATATGCCCTGAAAGAAGACGGCAACGAACCGGGAGCGCAGGAGAACCGCTTTCAGGTTGTGCCGATCGACGATGCCCACGGCAGCGCAACCGGCTACATAGCGAAATACATTTCGAAGAATATCGACGGCTTCGCGCTGGATGGTGAGAAGGACGACGAAACCGGGGAAGACCTGAAAGAAATGTCACTCCGCGTTAGTGCGTGGGCATCGCGCTGGGCTATTCGCCAGTTTCAGCAGATCGGCGGTGCGCCGGTCACGGTATATCGGGAACTTCGCCGCTTGGGCGATCGCGAACTGGTGTTACACCCTGAACTGGAAACCGCCCGGCAGGCCGCTAACGGTGGCGAATGGGATAACTACGTATTAGCCCAGGGTGGCCCGTTGGTTGAGCGCGATAAGCTGCGCATCCGTCTGAACTATGAAACCACTGAAAACGGCAACGCCTACGGCGATAACGTCCAGCGAATCACCGGTATCTATTGCCCGATTACGGGCAATGACTCTTTGATCTTCACCCGCACCACTCAATATAAAATCGTGCCGAAGCGCCAGAGCGCTGACGGTGTGGCCGTTGACGTTGGTTTTTCAGGCGGCAGCGCCGCCCCTCGGAGTTCTGTCAATAACTGTACGCGGGATCCCGCGGCAGGTGCTGACGGTGTTGAACATGCCGCCATCGAAGCTACAGGGCAGTCAGAAATGACTGTGCCAGCTGAGGGCGTGACGGTGAATTTTGATGCGCTTTCACGGCAGGAAAAGCGAGAACTGGCGCAGCGGCTTAGTGAAGATGTGCGAAGCAAGCGTAAAAAACGGCCACCGGAACGGGAGGAGGGCGCCGGGCTATCAGTGAAAGAGCAGCAGATCAGTGAACTGCTGGCGCTGCGTGGGATTGATGCCAGCGCCGGAATGGTCAGATCGATGATGGCCGGTGCGTCAGTAGCGTGCGGTGATCTTGTTATGACCGTGCAGGACGGGCGGTTGGTATCGCGCAACCGCGCCGCGTCCGGGCTGGATAAGCTGCCGTCGCAGGTGATGGCGGCGAAGAAAAAGACAAGCGACCTCGTGAACAGGATGAAGGCTGCGTTTTCGGGGCGGAAGTAGGGCGCCGATCGGCATGGTCGGCTTTGACAGTGTGGTACCGAAATACCGCGATGGCCGGAACGGTCAGCTTTGACGGTGTGGTACCGGATTCCGGCAAATACCGCCATTTCCGGCAGTGTTGGCCATACATCGAGAACAGTCATTTTTAACAGTGCTGCAGGTTGTTCAAAATGACAGTGCCAGCTGAGGACGAAAGAGAATGAGCTATCTGGGAAGTAAAGCGGCGAGCGGGGTTTATCAGAAGATTATTGCTGAAATGCCACCGCATGATACCTACATTGAAACGCACCTGGGCAGTGGGGCGGTGCTGTTCCATAAGCCGCCCGCGTTGCGGAACTATGGTGCGGATCTGGATGATACCGCGCGCACAAAGACGTTGCAGCGCTGGAAAGACAGAGGCATCAACCCGCCGCGCCTAGATTTTTTCCACGGTGATGCAGTCTATTTTCTGGAAAGCCTGAAGCGGAACGGTGCGATCACTGGTGTGCCAGCGTTTGCCAAGCTAGGGCGGGTGTTGGTCTATTGTGATCCGCCTTACATGCTCGAAACGCGCACCAGTCGCGCCCGCTACCGTCATGAATATACGGTTGCCGATCATGAGCGCCTGTTAGCCTGCCTCATAAACCTGCCGGAAAACGTCAGCGTGATCCTGTCTGGCTATCCCTCGCAGCTTTATGACGACCGGTTAACAGGATGGCGCAGTAAAGAATTTCAGGCCATGACGCGCGGCGGCGTGCGAACAGAAAAAATCTGGATGAATTACCCGGAAGGGCGCGCGTATACCCACACGTTTGCCGGGAAAGACTACAACGATCGGCACCGTATTAAGCGCAAAGTTGAGCGCTGGCGCGCAAAATATGCGGCCCTTCCTCCTGCTGAAAGGCTGGCGATCATGGTGGCGCTTAACGAAGTTGACGCAGGCCAGTGAATGGCTTTGCGAGGGGGCCGAAAATCAGTGCAAAATTCCGCGCAAAACTGCACAAATTTTATGATGGTGACTTTTCAGGAGCAGACCAGACGGGGCGGGCCTTCCGGTGGTCTGCACATTTGCACAAAAAAGCGGGGTTTCTGCGTGCGGGCGAGGCGGGGGAATGAGCGCGCGCCGAGGGGTGGGATAGGGTCGGTATTATCTGCGCCGATTTTCGCGCCGCTGCGCCTCGCTGCTGCGTCGTTTTCGGTTCGCTGTGGTGGTTTGAGGCAAAAGAAAAGCCCCTGCCAGCGGGCTGCTGAGGGGCTTACGTGCGGTGTGGTCAGTTGCGGCCGTGCTGGCCGTTCCACGGTGGTGGTGGGTGTGTCCGGGCTGGCGTCAGATTGCTGCCTGCAACAGTGCGTAAGGGTTGAAGCGCACCACGTCGATCCCCAGCCAGTCGTTTAATTCTTTCAGGCTTTCTTGTATCGGGGCCAGTTCGTTGATGGAAAACACCTTTGCCGCTTTCTCTACGTCGCCGAAGCCACCGGAGTTATTTGGCATTACCCCCATCAGAACGGGCGGCACGCGGTGCGCGGCTAACAGGTCGTCGCGGGTGGCGTCTTTGATGCCGGTAAACTCATCCTTCGCCGCCACTTGGCTGAACGGCATAATTTGCAGGCCGTCTTTTTTCCCGCCCGCCGCGTAGACAAACAGGTTTTTAAAAGCACCGTTGCCACGTGCATCTTTCAGCGACTTCTTAAGCTTTTCCACATCGTTATTATTCGCCACCGGGTCAGTGAGGTAGACGATTACCCCCGCATGACTGCCGTTAATGTAGTAGTTGCGGCGGAACACCGTTGCTTCACCGTTAAGCATGGCGCTTTGTAGCGCGGCCAGATATTCCGGCGCGCCGTAGATCTCCTGGTGCGGGCTGGGGTTCTTGATCTGGCAGACGCTGCCCGGTTCGAACGCGTGATCGTCAACGTAGCGTGGAACAAACCAGAATTGAGCCGGGTCTATGCCGCGCCGCGTATATTTCGCCTGGCTGTGCCGCAGTTCAATCGGCTGGCCGAGTCGGTTGCGGCGGCATTCCATGTAACAGTTACCGAAAATTAAATAATCCTGCACCCAGGCGGTGAACTCCTGCCGGGTCAATAGCGGGTGTGGTATGTAGCAACTGGCGATAACATTGCGTTTAAATATCAGCGGTGACTGGTGATAGGCGGCAACGTCGAACATGCGCGCAAGCCCGTAGGGGCTGATCGGTGGTTCATACCAGCGGCCATTGTTATGGCATTCGAGGCACTCCATAAGAGACGCGCGATCGTTGACTGCGATCGGGTCGCCAAAGCTGAAAGATTCCACGCTTTCCAGCGGGGTGGCTGCGTTGCTAGCCGTGCTGACTGGCGCAGCAGTTGGCGCCCTGAATTTCTTTTTGCCGCTCAATTAAAACTCCTCCACAAAACTGCCGTTATCGCCGGTCACTTCCGCGCCGATCGGTTCGTTGTAAATGCCCTGCATAGTTGCCCATGCCAGATCGCCGTGATTGCTGCCACGGGCGCGATCGGACTGGTAGGTAATAACGCCGCCAGCGGTGACTTTACGCACGGTCATAAACGACTGTGCGAGATCCATCATTCCGGCGTCGAACTCAAAGCGCCCGGCACGAATGACCATTAGCATTTTGAGCACCATCGACCGCTTAAGAACCGGTGAATAGTTGTATTTAACCGCCTGCGGGAAGAACTTGATCACCAGTTGATAAACCGCATCGCCGATCCCTGTGCCGTCGATAGCAATGTGCTGCACGTTGTAGCGGGTGGTGATCTCTTTAATAAATTTGGCCTGCTCTTCGTACTCCATGCCGCGTAACTGGTGGCGTTCTACCGCGCGGAACTTACCACCCGGCACGGCTGGCGGGGCCAGCACAACCAGCCCGGCGCTGTCGCCTTTGCCGCTGCTGCCGTTGGGGTCATAGCTAACCCAGACAGGGCGATTACCCAGCGGATGGGGTGCAAACGGGTTCCAGTCCGGCCACGCATCCGGCATGTAGCCATCAACGCCGCAGCCCAGAATTGCGTTGTAGTCGAAGGCGCGTTCCCCGGCTTTAACGAACATGCAGCCGTACAGGTTGGCGTATTCATCGGGGGAGTTCTCGTTACGGATTTCATCGGTATCAACCAGATCGAAGCCGAGCTTTACGGCGTCTTCCAGCGTGACTATCTGGCGCCAGATGTTATCTCCGCCCAGCTTGCCATTTTTGAGCGCCTTATAACTGGTGTCGATATCCACCCGATCGGCCCGTGAACGGTGCTTATTGAACTGATCGCCAGTCCAGAAGGGATAGGCTTCATGTTCTTCACTGGAAGGCGTCGAAAAGTAGGTGCGGCGTAGCCCTTTGTGCGTCGCCATGCCTGCGGCGACTTTGCGCAGGTTGATGAAGTTGCTGATCCAGAAGGCTTCATCCATGTACAGATCGCCGGTGTAGCTCTGTGCCGTTGCGGCAGAGGTGCCGAGAAAATACAGCGTTGCGCCGTTGCTCAATACGATGGCGTCACCGCCTTTGAGTTCTACACCAATTTCCTGTGCCAGCTTCTGAATGAACCGCTTGAACTGGAACGCCTGGGCGCGGCTGGCTGACAGGAATATCTGGTTATTTCCAGTTTCCAGCGCACGCAACAGCGCTTCGCGGGCAAAGTACCAGGTGGCACCAATCTGGCGCGATTTGAGGATAAAGCGGTTACGCCGGTTCCACTGTTTGAACCAGCGTTTTTGATGCTCGTATAGCGAATCAAAGACCAGGGCGCGAAGCTGGGTTATCTGTTCTTCGGTGAAATGGTTTTTCGGGGTCTTCGCCTTCTTCTCTTTCTCCTGGTCGCGGCGCTCATGCCGCTCAAAGCGGTCAAGCTGGCGCGCCAGCAGGTCAATTTCTTTGAAGTCCTTCGGGGTTTTGTCGTCCTTTTCCACCAGGCGCAGGTAACGAACATGCGTGCGATCCTGCACCCGCTGCATGGGGGTGGCTTTATCCCATTCATAGCGGCGGCGCCAACTGTAGATCGTGTTAATGCTCACCCCGATTTCCTTAGAAATCTGAGTGATGCTAAACGCCTGCCAGTAGAGGCTTTTGGCTTTTGTGCTGAGGTCTTCGGCTGTATTCATGGCAACAGGCTATCGCGCTCGCGCGCGCAACAATATCGCCGCTGGTTGTCGCCTGAGTCCGACAAAGTGAAGGCTTTGCGCCTTCCGGCTGCAAAGGGAATGATTGGGGCACTGGTTAATATCAATCGCTTACCAACCCGGAGCTTTGTCACCATGCCAATGACAAATTTTTTCCGCGCCGCAGTAGAGGGCGCAACCTGTGACGGCCGCGTGCTGGAACGTCAGCACATCACCGAAATGGCCGAACAGTACGATCCCCAGGTCTATGGCGCCCGCGTCAATCTGGAGCACATTTTAGGCTGGTCGCCGACAAGCGATTTCCGCGCGTATGGTGATGTGGTCGAGACTAAAACCGAAGAGATTGCCGAAGGCCCGTTAAAGGGCAAGCTGGCGCTTCTGGTGAAGGTGGACGCCACGGATGAACTGGTCGAACTGAAGAAGAAACGCCAGAAAATCTACCATAGCATTGAGGTGCATCCGTCCTTTGCTGATACCGGCAAAGCCTACCTTATGGGGCTGGCCTGTACCGATAACCCGGCGAGCCTGGGCACTGAAATGATGAAGTTTTGCACCCAGAACGCCAGCGCCAACCCACTGGCCGCGCGTCACTACGCACCTGAATGCTTCTTCACTGAAACCCTGGAATCATCCCTCGAATTTGCGCAGGAAGAGCCGCCAGCGTCCGACACCGGGAAGAATTTCTTTTCCCGTATTAAGGAAATGCTTACCGGAACCCGCCAGCACTTCGATCGTGAAAATGGCGATATCCGCCAGGCGGTTGAACTGGTAGCGGAAAGCCAGGGTGATTTGCTGGACAAGATGGAAAAACTGAGCGCAGGGCAGCTTAAGAACAAGCAGACCGCCGAAGCGGTGGAGAAGTTGCGCTCTGATTTCGACGAGTTGAAAGCGCAGCTTTCTACCCAGGACGCCAGCAAATACCGCCGCCCGGAAGCGACCGGCGCAACTGAAAAATCTAACGCCCAGCTTGCTGACTGCTGATCGCCGCCAGTAACGAAGGAACATTACAGGAAATATAACTATGCGTAATTCTACCCGTGAATTGTTTGATGCGTATCTTGAGCGACAGGCTGAACTGAATCACATCAACAAGTCCCACGTAACAAAGTCGTTCAGCATTGATCCAAGTGTTGAGCAGACGCTTGAAGACAAGGTGCAGCAGTCTTCCGAAATGTTGAAGCTGATTAACATCTACGGCGTTAACGATCAGACTGGCGAAAAAATCGGTCTGGGCGTGAGCGGCCCGATCTCCAGCACCAATAATTCCACCACCGATCGCCGCCAGCCTGTTTCCGTCACGGCGCTGGATTCGAACAAGTACACCTGTAACAAGGTGAACGCGGATACTTTTGCCTCTTATGCGCAGCTTGATGCCTGGGCTAAATTCCCGGATTTCCAGCAGCGTCTGAGCAATCAGATCATTCAACGCATCGCGCTTGATCGCATCATGATCGGCTTTAACGGAACCAGCTACGCGGATAAGTCCGACCGCAACGCTAACCCGCTTTTGCAGGATTGTGGTATCGGCTGGCTGCAACAGTACCGCGCAAACGCGCCGCAACGTGTCATGAAAGATATCACCGTGACCAGCCGCGACGATTCCAACCAGGTGATCGCTAAAGGTGATTACGGTAACTACGATTCTCTGGTTTATGACGCGGTTAACTCACTGATGGACGAGTGGTACAAAGATTCGCCCAATCTGGTGGTGATCACCGGTCGTAACCTGACGGTTAGCCGTTCGTTCCCGATCATCAATGCCGTCAGCACCAATAACCCGAACTCCGAAGCGCTGGCCGGTCAGTTGATCGCATCGCGTAAGACGATCGGCAACCTGCCTTCATTCATCGCGCCTTTCTTCCCTGATGGCAGCATGTTTATCACTTCGTGGGAAAACCTGTCGATTTACTGGCAGGAAGGTGCGCACCGCCGCCGCATTGTGGAAGAGCCGGAATATAACCGCGTCTCTACCTACAGTTCGTCAAATGATGCCTATGTTGTTGAAGATTACGGCTTCGGCTGTCTGATCGAAGGCATTACCGCCGCCGAACCAGCACCGGCACCATAAATCAGCGCAGGCCAGCTAACTGCTGGCCGCTTTGGGGGCATCATGTTGACACCTGCTCAACAACATTTTAACCGCGTGATGGCTGAACGCCGCCACGCCAGCCGTGAGCCGTCGCAGCTTGAAATGACGGCCTACGAAACCATGCTTCACCGCCTGCGACTGGATAAAGCCCGTTTAAGCCGTGTCCAGTCCCAGAAGGCTAAAGCGGATTTAAAACGCGAACTGCTGCCGGACTACCAGCCGTGGATCGAAGGCGTACTTACGGCAGATTCCGGCCAGTCTGACGACGTGTTAACCACCGTCATGATCTGGTGCTGTGACTGCGGAAACATCGCCGAAGCCCTGCGCATTGGTCAGTATGTCTTGCGCCATAAGTTGCCGATGCCGGATCAGTATCGCCGCACCACTGCCACCGTACTGGTGGAAGAAATTTGCGATCCCGTCCTGGCTGCATTCAAAGCTAACCCGGCTGTTGCGCCGGTCGCCGCTGACCTGCTGGAAGCGTTACGGGGCTTAACCCTGAACGAAGATATGCCGGATGAGGTGCGCTCAAAGCTGCTTAAGGCGCTGGGGTATACGCTGCGCCTGACTGACAACGTTGAATCGCTTACGGCTGCGGTTGAATACCTGCGCCAGGCGGCAGTGTTGAACCCGAAAAAAGCAGGCGTAACCCGTGATATTGAGCTTCTGCAACGTGCGCTTAAGAAGTCCGGGCAATCTGCTGACGGTGACGGCGCAGACGGCAAGCCAGAAGCAAACAGCACTGAAACCCAGACGGCAACGCCGCCAGCCCAGCCAAAAGCGAAGCGGGAAACCAAAAAGCCCGCCGCTAAAAGCAAGCCGGCAGCGAAGAAAAGAACCACGACAGCCCGCCAGAAGGCGGCGTCATAACCGAACGTGCCCCCGCGCACCCAGGCGGCACGGCAGGCGAAAACAGGCAACGCCGCGTCTTCGTCCTGCCGTCCACCGCCTGACTTATACGGAGTAGAGATCATGAGTCTGGTAGCCACTGAGCCAGTACGGCCACCATCCGATCCAGTGCCTGATGATGGCGGCGCGAAAGTTGAAAGCCTGCCATTCTGGCCGGTCATTTCGCTGGCTGAACTACGCCGCGCGATGCGTCTTGATGGGCAGGTGACAACCGATCGCCTGATGTCGCGAACTGTGGAAGCGGTGGCCCATGTTAATGATCAGCTTTTCCTGTGGCGCCAGGTGCAGATTGATGCGGGCTATGAGTCATTGGCAGAAATTCCGGCCAGTCCGGTGAATGGCACTTCTGTGAAGGTATGGCGCTATAAAAACGCCGTGTATTCACTCACTAAGGCGCTGTTGATTGAAGGCTACCGCGATATTGACACCACCAGTAAAGGCGAAGACCACGCGGCGGCATTGAGCACGCAGATCGATACGCTGTGGCGGGATGTGCGCTGGTCAATCCGTGATATCCAGGATGAAAGCCGGGGCCTGGCGGAGTTGGTGTAATGAACGTTCAGGCGCAGCAAAACGACACGATCGACCTGCTTTGCTGGCGCTATTACGGCAGAACAGCAGGCGTTACCGAGGCGGTGATCGATGCCAATAAGGGCATTTCCGCCGCCACTGAGTTGCAGGCCGGGCAGATTGTCTACCTGCCAGAGATCCAGCCGCCAGCCCAGCGGGAAACCGTGCAGCTATGGGATTGATTAAAAATGAATAATTCAGAGGATTAAGCGGGGTGTAAGTATGGTCGGTGAGCCAATTTCCGGCGCTGCCGCTGCAACGGTGACAATTACAGGCGTCACATTTGCCAGCATGTTATCAGGCACTGACGCGGGCGTTTTTGTCGGCGCTTTTGCCGGGGCTGTGGTGTATGTGCTTTCTGCTGCTGAGTTAAGCCGGTTCGCTCAAATTGGGTATTTCATTGCTTCTTTTTTGATTGGCGTACTCGCGGCAGATATGACAACCGGGTTTATCACGTTGGCGATCGGTAAGTACCTCCCTGACGGCATTACGGTGGGTAAATCTATTGGGGCAACCGTCGCCGCCGCGCTGGGGGTTTATGTACTTCTCATGCTCAGAAAAATAAACCCAGGGCGTTTATTTTCGGGGGGTGGCGATGGTAACGCTAAATGAACTTCTGCTTATCGTGAATGCAATTACATGCGCAGTAATCGCGGTAACTTTGGGTACTTATCAGCGCAATGGGGCAAAGCATAAGCGCATGGCTGCTTTGTTTGCCTGGGTGCTCATTGTTGCGTGCGGTTCAGTCACCATCCTGATCGTTACCGGAAGGTATTCAACCGCAAACTTTGCGGAGACGGCGATCAATATGGCGCTCTGTGTGGCTGTTTTATCGGCCAAAGGCAACGTAATGAAGATTGTTAACAGATCGGACGTAATGAGCATAAGCAAACGAGGTGCCCGTAATGGCAAATAACTTTAAATTCAGTCAGCGAAGTGAAAATAACCTTCGTGGAGTGCATCCCGATCTGGTGAAGGTAGTCAGACTGGCCCTTGAATTATCGCCGGTTGATTTCGGTATTACGGAAGGGCTGCGTACCGTTGAGCGACAGAAGCAACTGGTTGCGGAAGGTAAAAGCCAGACAATGAACAGTCGCCATATTTCCGGACATGCTGTTGATGTTTTCGCTTATCCAACGCCTGCCGGTTCGTGGGACTGGCAGTATTACCAGCAGATTTCCCAGGCATTTAAGCAGGCGGGTAAAAATCTGGGCATTCCGGTGGAGTGGGGCGGAGATTGGAAGACGCTTAAAGACGGGCCACACTTCCAGTTACCTTATGCCGATTACCCTGCTTGATGTGCCGTGCAGGTCATTTTTAACTGTGCTGGCCGTGCGTATCGAGCACGGTCATTTTTGACAGTGCTCCAGCACGTCCGGTATTGACGGTGCGAGCTGGCGAGAGGTTTTGAAATGGGGCTGTTGTCACGCTGGAAAGTGATCGTTTGTTTTGTGCTGGCCGCTGCTGCTGTATGGGGTTTTAGCCACTGGCGTTACAGCGCCGGTTACGGTGATGCCGATCAGCACTGGCGTGAAAAGTGGGCGCAACGTGATGCACGCGACGCCACCGCGCTGGCGCAAAGGCAGGCTGAGGCCAGGGCAGAAGAACAACGCCGACAAGGTGAAATTGATGCGATCAGAAAACAAGCCAGCCAGCAGCTTGCTGGCGTGCAGGCTGATGCCGATCGTGCCCGTGCTGCTTCTCGTGGGCTGCACGACAGGGCCGACAAACTCGCCAGGCAACTGGCAGACCGTGAACGCGCCTGCGGTGCCGGAACTCCCGGCAGAAGCGAGGCAAAAACCAGCGGCGCCGTACTGCTCGCCGACCTGTTCCGCCGCGCTGACGATCGAGCGGGGCAACTGGCAAGGGATGTTGATGAAGCAAGAGCCAGAGGATTAGCCTGTGAGGCTGCGTATGATGCGGTTAAGTCCGGGAGGGATAAGTAATGCTTAAACCCGATTTGCTGCGCCAGATGATAAGCCAGCATGTGCCATGGCTGCGCGAGAATCCCGATAATCTGGCTGTTTACCTGCGTAAAGGCCGTATGGTCAGCACCGGCCAGCGTGCTGCTGCGTTTGAGTATCGCTATACGCTGGAAGTGCTGGTGATGGATTACCCTGAATCTCTGGATACTATCAGCGTGCCGGTGCTGGCATGGGCGCGCTTATATCAGCCTGATCTGTTGTTTAACCCGGACAGGCAGCAGAACGGGATAACATTTGAAGCCGATATTTTGAGTAACAGCACGATGGACGTGCTGATCCAGATTCAGGCTGATGAAGCGGTGATCGTCACTCGTGAAGATGGCGAGATCGTCACCCGTCACCGTGCTGACCCTGCACCGGGGCCAGAAATTGGCGCGTGGTCACTGGTATTTAAAGATGAGGTCAGCGGCGAAACATGGCAGGACAACAAAACGATCCCCTCTTCCAGCAGTTAGACGACTGGCTAGCCAGTGTGGCCGCGCAGCTTTCGCCGGGGCACCGCCGCAAGCTGACGCGCGACGTTGCGATCGGGCTGCGTAAGCGCCAGCAAAAGCGTATCACCAGCCAGAAGAATCCCAGCGGTGAAAACTATCAGGCCCGCCGCCGCAAAATCCTGCGCACCCAGGGCGGGATTAAGTTCATATGGAACGATGAGGCCAGGGAGTTACGCAACTGGCGAACCACGGGCAGGGGTGAGCACCGCGCAATCACCGGATATGACGTGGATCGCGGTGCCCTTCGCACATTCTATAAGCGTGATATCCAGCGCTATATTGAAATCAATCTCAACCAGTCAAAGCAGAACCGCACCAGAAAGGATCCGATGTTCCGCAAGCTGCGCACCGCACGCTTTCTTAAGGCTTACGGTACGGGCGGCATGGCCGTGGTTGGCTTTCAGGGGCATACCGCTGAAATTGCCAGCGTTCACCAGTACGGTGAAGTTGATACCGTGGTGCCGGGTGCCAGCGCCCGCTACCCGGTGCGTGAACTCCTGGGCATGACCGAGGGGGATTTAGACTGGCTGGCCGATACTGTTGTTGCCTTCATGCAAGAGATTTGATTGTCATCAGCCCGCCACAATGGCGCCGCGTTGTTTGCGCGCGCGCGACTCCTGATACTGACAGCATAACCCAAAAGCCGAAACGGTCGTAAAGCCTGCTACCGGGTGGAAGCGACGCCGGACAGCGTAACCGGCACTACGGGAAACAGTCAGCACTATGAATTTAAACGAACTTTACCGCCTTATCTGCAATCTCGCCCGTATTGGCACCGTGCTGGAAGTGGACACGGAAAAGTACCTTGCCCGCGTCGAAACCGGCGAGAACACAACAGACTGGATCCGCTGGGCGGTGCCGCGCGCCGGTGAAGCCGTGACGTGGTGGGCGCCGACAGTGGGCGAACAGGTTTATATTTTGTGCCCCTGCGGTGAGATGGAGACGGCATTCATTGCCGGAAGCCTTTACAGCGAAGACGCACCGCCGCCAGATGCTGGGGCTACCACCTGCGTGATCCTGCACCCGGATGGCGCCCGTATCTCATATGACCCGGAGGCCAGCGCGCTGGTTGTCAGCGGGGTAAAAACGGCAAGCGTTACCGCGTCGGAATCCATTACTGCCACCGTGCCGGTGGTAACGGTCAAGGCAGATACGCGCGTTACCCTGGACACGCCGGAAGTGGTCTGCACCAATAATCTGAAAACGGCCACCTTTGAAGTTACAGGCGGCGGAAAGCTTAACGGAGCATTTACCGGGGCTATGACCATCAACGGCGTAAAACCAGACGATCATGACCATGGCAACGTACAGTCGGGCGGAAGCTGGACTAAGGGCATTAAATGAGCACCGTCCGTTACAGCGGCATGAATGCCGGTTCAGGCCATGCCATCACCGACAACGAGCATATAGCACAGTCTATCGGCGATATTCTGTTGACGCCGATCGGTTCCCGTGTGATGCGCCGCGCTTACGGTTCGCAGCTTTTCAACCTGATAGATCAGCCGGTCGATAACGCCATAACGAAGCTGCGCGTTATGTCTGCCATCTACAGCGCCCTGTATTTATGGGAACCGCGGATCTCTCTGACCAGTATCACCCTGAGCGCGCCGGGTGCCGGTCGGCTGGTTGCCACTATCCAGGCCAACCGCACCGACAATCAGACGCCATTTAACGCCGATATTACATTGAGGGGCCAGGCATGAGCGGCACGATCGATTTATCGCAGCTACCGCCGCCCGTGGTGGTTGAACCGCTGGACTTCGAAACGCTTTTCGCGCAGCGCAAAGCCGCATTTATTGCGATGTACCCGGAAGATGAACAGGAAGAGATCGCCCGCACGCTTGAGCTTGAATCGGAGCCGATCACCATGCTGCTGGAAGAGAATTGCTATCGCGAATTGCTGTTGCGCCAGCGAGTGAATGAAGCGGCCCGCGCGGTGATGCTGGCTTATTCCACGGATAGCGATCTGGATAATCTGGCGGTCAATTTCAACGTTGAACGTCTGACCATTCAGGAAGAAGACGACAGCGTTACCCCGCCAATTGAAGCCGTGATGGAGTCAGACCCCGATTTACGTACGCGTACCCAGCAGGCTTTTGAAGGTCTGAGCGTGGCAGGGCCAACGGCGGCGTATGAATTTTGGGGGCGTTCGGCAGACGGGCGCGTAGCTGATATTTCGGCAGTCAGTCCTACGCCTGCCTGCGTCACCATTTCGGTACTGTCGCGCGAGGGTGACGGAACAGCCAGCGAAGATCTGCTTTCCGTTGTCGCTGCTGCCCTGAACGATGAAGAGGTGCGCCCGGTGGCCGACAGGGTAACGGTGCAGTCTGCGGAGATCGTGCCGTATCAGATCGATGCAACGCTTTACGTATATCCGGGGCCGGAAGCCGAACCCGTCCGGCAGGCATCGGAGCAACAGTTACAGGCGTATATTGCCGCGCAGAATCGCTTAGGCCGCGATATCCGTCTTTCAGCTATCTACGCCGCCCTGCACGTCGAAGGTGTCCAGCGCGTGGAACTGGTACAGCCTGTTGCGGATATCGTGCTGAGTGACTACCAGGCATCGCACTGCACCGAATACACCATAACGGTGGGTGGTTACGATGAGTAATGATCTGTTACCACCCAGCGCCAGCCGAATGGAGCGAGTCGCCGCGCGCGTCTGTGCGTCGTTGGGTAAAGTGCCCGTGCCGCTGCGCCAGTTGTGGAACCCGTGGACGTGTCGGGCTGATCTGTTGCCCTATCTGGCGTGGGCCTTCTCCGTTGATCGCTGGGATGAGGCCTGGCCGATCAGCACAAAACGAAAGGCGGTGGCCGATGCGTTCTACCTGCATAAGTACAAGGGCACAACGGGCGCCATGCGCCGGGTTGTGGAGCCGTTCGGCTTCTTCATCCGGGTTAACGAGTGGTGGAACATCGACACCGCACCGGGCACCTTCACGCTGGATATTGGGGTGGAGGACCAGGGCATTAGTGAAGAAACCTATCAGGAGATTGAACGCCTGATCGCCGATGTGAAGCCGTGCAGCCGTCATATGCTGGGAATGTCTCTTCACCTGCAAACAACCGGCGATCTGTATATCGGCGCGGGTAGTTATTCCGGCGATACGCTGACCGTGTACCCGTATTTCCCTGAAACCATAGCCGTGGGCGGTGATGATTACACCGGGGCGGCAATCCATTTAATTGACACCGTGGAGATCGCAAGTGGTGACTAAATATTATGCCGTGCTAACCAATGTGGGCGCGGCGAAACTGGCAAATGCCACGGCATTGGGTGCGCAGGTTGAAATCACCCAGATGGCTGTAGGCGATGGTAACGGCGTGTTGCCGACGCCGAACCCGGCACAAACGGCGCTGGTTCATGAGCTGCGCCGCAAGCCGCTTAATAGTCTGAGCATTGACCCGAATAACGCCAACCAGATTATTGCCGAGCAGGTGATACCTGAAGACGAGGGCGGGTGGTGGATCCGTGAAATCGGTTTATTCGATAAAGACGGCGATATGATTGCCGTAGCCAACTGTGCGGAAACGTATAAGCCGCAGTTACAGGAGGGAAGCGGGCGCGTACAGGTTGTACGCATGATCCTGATTGTCAGCAGCACCGCTGCCGTAACGCTGAAAATTGACCCTTCGGTAGTTCTGGCAACCCGACAGTATGTTGATGATCAGATCATCCAGGTGAAAAGCTATGTTGATCAGAAAATGGCAGCGCATGTAGCTGCGGCTGATCCGCATAAACAATACGCACCAAAAGAAAGTCCCGCTCTTACCGGCACGCCGACCGCGCCGACGGCGGCGCAGACGGTTAACAGCACCCAGATCGCCACAACGGCGTTCGTGAAAGCGGCGATCACAGCGCTGAACACCACGATCAACACCGCCCTGGGCCTGAAAGCGCCGCTGGCTAGCCCGGCGCTCACCGGCACGCCGACCGCGCCGACGGCGGCGCAGACGGTTAACAGCACCCAGATCGCCACAACGGCCTACGTGAAGGCCGCACTGTCAGCGCTGGTAGATTCTTCTCCGGCGGCGCTGGATACCCTTAACGAACTGGCGGCAGCGTTGGGCAATGACCCTAACTTCGCCACCACCATGACCAACCTGCTGGCGCTCAAAGCGCCACTCGCCAGCCCTGATCTGACCGGGACGCCAACCGCACCGACGGCGGCGCAGACGGTTAATAGCACCCAGATCGCCACAACGGCGTTCGTGAAAGCGGCGATCACAGCGCTGAACACCACGATCAACACCGCCCTGGGCCTGAAAGCGCCGCTGGCTAGCCCGGCGCTCACCGGCACGCCGACCGCGCCGACGGCGGCAGCGGCAACCAATAATACGCAGGTCGCCACCACTGCATTTGTGCAAAACGGCCTGAAAACTAAGCAAGATGCGGATTCAACCCTGAGTGATCTGAGCGGGAAAACAGTTGCCGGCCTTCTCACATACCTTGGTTTGCGAACGGCTGCTAAAGCTGATGTCGTAGGAACAGTATCTCAGTCAGGGGGAGTTCCGACCGGGGCAATTATTGAGAGAGGATCTAACTCAAATGGTGAGTACACAAAATTCGCCGATGGAACACTAATCTGCTGGTTTACCAGGTCGGTTGAATCCATAACAAGCAACCCTAGCGGTGGGACGACAAACCTATATTTTTCCACTGAATCTGTGTTCACTTTTCCTGCAACTTTCGTTGGCACCAAGCCAGCCGTAGCACCCTCCGCTCCACTATCATCGGGTGGTACATCTTCATGGCCTTCCGTTCGCGGTAGTTCACTGACAGGGACCTCACTGGCGCTGATCAGCAATGTGCAAAATGCAGCGGCATACCTTGGATATACAGCAGTTGGGAGATGGTTCTGATGAAAGCAATCTTTACCCCGCAGCGTTCTGATTACGTTATGAAAGTGTCGGCAAAAGGTGATGTATTAACGATTGAAGTTGATGATGTTGCCGATTCATTCGATTTTAGCATCCTGAATGATGGCGATATCGCGGTCGATTTTGTATCTGTGTTAACCCCCAATCCTGTACTGAATGCCAGAAAGGAGTCAGGAGAGATCATCGTGGAATTAATTGGCTTCTACGGTTCAGATGCAGAAGAGAGTGAAACGCAGATTTGGGAGGTGATGTTAAATGGGTAGTTTCACGGTAATAACCGCAAAAGAGTCCGCTATCAGTGCGGCAGAGAATAAAAAACGTCTCCTGATTAATGAAGCCACTGAATATGTCAACAGTAAGCAGTGGCCCGGTAAGGCGGCTATCGGCAGACTTAAAGGTGATGAACTGGCGCAGTACAATCTGTGGCTTGATTATCTTGATGCGCTTGAGGCGGTGGACACGTCGAAAGCGCCGGATATCATCTGGCCGGATAAGCCGGAATAAATTCACGTTCCGGCACGCATGGCCGGTTCTAACCGTGTTGGCCGTGCGTATCGAGTACAGTCATTTTTAACGGTGCTGCAGCACGGTCAGTTATGACGGTGTGTTCCGGAAGACAAAGCGGGCAAAGGCCCGCTTTTCTTATATCGAAAGGTTGGTTTTCACCAGAGAGAAGAGATCGTCGGTGGTGGTTTCAGCCAGCTTTTCCCGTATGTCCTCGCTTACCCGTTTCAGGTTGAGCGTGAAATCAATTTTCTTTGCCTTCCCGTCCTTAAAAAACTCCGTCCGGTTTTGCGTGATCTGCTCAATTACATACATGCCGTAGATCCTGCCCGTGCCTTCTATCAGGGGCCACGGGCGCCCGGAAAAAGCCATAGTTTCCAGCATGACAAGCGACACATCACCGCCGCTTATTTCGGGGTACAGCGTGCCGCTGAGTACGAACGGTTCTTCATCTGCGCCGATGAACTGATAGCGCGGGGATTTCCCCACGCGATCGTTTTTGACGTGCCGCCAGGAGTTGGTTTTATTCGCACTCTGGTAAGGTGTGGTTTGCAGTGAAAAGGGGAACATCCCCAGAATCATCATCATGATATTGCCTTAGACGTGATCGGTCAGTTGGGAGCGCTTGCGCCGGTCGGCCTGTTGCTTCGCTAACGCAAGTTCTTCGCGCACGCGCCTGATAATGGTTTCTTCATCCAGTTTCTGGCCGCTAAAGTCGAAGTTAAGGTTATATACATCGCCACCCGGTGCTGGCATCAGCGCAGCGACGGAAGCCGCAGACGGCGACGCCGAAACGGGCACCCGTGCGGCGGGCTTCTCAACCTGCCACGGCGTAACGGAAGCGATCAGCGATCCGGCCTGCTGCGTCACCCAATCCGTAAGGGATGGTAGCTGGCGCTGCGCCTGCTTAAGCGGTTCCGAATATCCGCCCCGGATCGGGATATAGGGCTGCTTATTCTTGAAGACGATTTCGCCGGGGCCGTCTTTTGCCGCCATTTTTCCCGTGTTGTCTGCGATTTTATCCAGACTCTTGCTCATCTTCGGCGTTAAGTTTGGCGCTCCCATAAGGTCTGGGATGCCAACTGGCTTCGGCGTTATTGGTGGTTTTGGCGGTTTAGGTTGGTTTGGTTTATCCGGTGACCACTGCCAATCCTTTTTAACCATTTTCTTTTGCTGCGGATCCCACTCCCAGACAACGGGATCTTTTTTAAGGCTTTCTGCTTTGGCGTTTGCTGCATCAAGTCCAGCAGGAATTAGATCAAGTTTCTCCAGTACCCAGCCGACACCCTCCATCAGTTTTTGTAGCGGCCAAAGCAAACCGCTTATTGCAGTACCCAGAACCCTCCCAAATGTTTCGCCAACAGTAGTGCAAGTTTCTAGCGCATCGCTGGAAAATTTGATCGGTTCAAGCAATTTTGTAAACCAATCCCAAACGCCGCTAATAGCGGAGCCTATCGCGTCAAAGATTGGGGCTAATGGAGCGAAAACAGCGTTGAAAGCATCAAATACAGGTTGTAAGCCCGTCATGATGCCGTTAAAGAAACCAGTGAAAAATGCCTGTATTGGTTCCCAGAATTTAATGACGGCCACTGCTGCCGCAGCAAAGAGCGCAATCAGCCCCCAGACGGGCGCAGAAATACCAGCCAGTAGAGTGATAAGCGGGCCGAATACCATGCGGCAGGCGCTTAACAATGCCTGCATAGGCGAGCCAGCAAGCCACTGGAACGCACCACCCAGGCGCATTACTCCACCAGTCAGCCGCGCTATTCCTCCTTCACCGGCCAACGTGGTAAAGCTGAGGCGCACAAGTGCCATCGGGCCGAGTACTGCACCCAGCGCCAGCATAAGCGTACCCAGCACCGTGAGAATGGCACCAATCGCCGCGACGGTCTTCATGATGGCGGCAACCAGTACCGGGTTGGCTTCAATCCAGCCACGGATTGATTGCAGGACGCCGCCGACTGATTTCATGATCGCCATCATCGGCCCGCGCATGGTTTCGCCCAGCGCGCTGAAATTGTTGCCAAACTCCGCTTTAGTTATCTGCCACTGTGATGAAAGGGAATCTTTATCAATATCGGATTCCCGCTTCATGGAGCCTTTCGCCGCGGTGCCGTGGGTCAATTCTAGTTGTCTGCGCAGCTCAGGAAGGTTGTTGGCTACCTTTCTTACTGCCATGGCATACTCATCACCAAAAAGCTGAGTAAGAACGTTTAGCTGTTTGTCGTCGTCAAGCTTTTTGGTGGCCTCCATGACCGCCATGATGGTGCCCATGGCGTCTTTTGCCATGTTCTTCTGCACCTTCTCCGCGCTTAGCCCCAAAGCGTCCAGACCTTCCATAAACCGATCCGGTTGCACCATGGCGTTACCCAGCTCGCGCACCATCGCTTTAACAGCAGTGCCAGCAGTCTCCGCGCCTTCACCAAGGCTTAGAAATGTAGACCCTAATGCCGCCGCGTTCTTATAGCCGAGCTGATCGGCGGTTCCGCCCACTCGCAACAGAACGTCAATTATTTCGGAGCCTTTTGATTTGGCGTTATCGTCAAGATAGTTAATGGCGTCGCCTAATTCGCCAATATTCTGTATCGGTACTTTGTAAAGGCCTGCAATCTTACCCAGACTTTCCGACAACTGATCGGCAGGTAGCTCAAACGCTTTTGAGGCCATGGCGGCGGTGTTGGCAAAATTCAGCAGATCTTTTTTCTGCTTCTGCCATGGATCATCGCTGTTAGCCACACCCATACGTGCGCCGCCCTCTACCAGCGCGGCATAATCAACCGCCCCGTTGGGCATAGGCAGATTTTCGGAGGCGTCTTTTATGGCCTTTTGCATCTCAGCAAACTGAGCCGTGCGGTTGCCGTTATCATCGCGCAGACCATTCACCTGTTTGGATACGCCCTTCATGGCGTCTTCTAGGCTGCTGTAACTCTTGATGGCGGCGACGACAGGAGCCACTATCGCCGCGCCAGTCGCCGCAGTCTTCATGCCAGTGCTTTGCAGCTTCTCACCGGTTTCTTTAGCGCGGTTGTAACGGGCCTGCGCCTGGTTTACAGCGTCAAGCCGTCGCTGCTGTTCGGCAAGCTGGCGATTGTATTGCGCAGTGCGCTGGTTGATCTGTTCCGTCGCCCGGCTGGCGCTGCTGATCGCAATGCCTTCGCTGTAGAAGCTGGCGCGCAACTGGTTAAGCTGCGTCTGCTCGCCTTTCTGCTGCTGGGTTAACTGGCGAATGGCTGCACGTTGCTGATTGAGGGCGGCAACCTGTTCGGCGCTGCGCTGGCGTAACGGGCCATAAGCCGCCGCCATTTGCCGGGCCTGTTCTTTCGCCTGGGCCAGTTGTTCGGTGGTTTTTTTATTGGCTGCGGTGAGGCGGTCAAAGCTGGTTGCCTGACGCTCGAGCCCTTTAATGCTGGTTTTGGTCTGATTGATTTGAGACGCCAACGCGGCGGCACTCTGGCGCGCCGCGTTGACAGGGCGGGACATATTATTCAGGGCGCTGAATGCCACCCTGATATTTAAATTGCGGTCTGCCATTTAGTGATCTCCACCACTGCGCGCAGCCGCCTGATCACGCCATAACAGTATTTCCTGTACCGTCATGGCGTCCATCTCTACCGGCCGCCAGTGGAATATGACGGCGATATCTGCCATCAGGTCTTCTATGCGTTCGCAGGGGCATCGGATGATTCGTTGCCCGTATCCGTCGCGGTCAGATCCGAAGAGGGTTGCAAAAAATCAACCACCGCGTTGGCTAACTGGCAAAAATCCCAGGTATCCATTCGGGCAATCTCATCGGCGGTTAATGCCGGAGCGGTAACGCGGGGCAGCAGAATAACTAGCGCGTCATAGTTGGACGTCAGCACGTCATAGGCTTTTAAGCCGCGCAGTGATCCAGCCTGTTTAAGCACGGAAGTGATCGCCACTTCGGTGATTTTGGTCTTACCGCGCGTAATAGGGGCGGTAAGAATAACGGTGTTTTCTTTGGTCTTGCTCATGGTGCCGGGTTTCCTTATAAGCCGATGTTAGCGCGGTGTTTTTCCAGCACATCCACACCGGCAACTTTGTAGATCATGTTGAGCACATCAATTTCGATAATTTCTTCGCTATTGATGGTCAGCTTGTAATAGGTGTTTTTCAGGGTGTACTTATGCGAAGTATCATCCCCAACCTTTGCCGAACCGGGATCTAGTTCAGTGAAGCGGCCACGCGTCTGGATTTCGCACGGTACGGCGTCGCCGGTCGCATCGTCCTGGTAAGAGCCAGCAAAGCGCACCTGCATTCCGTCCGCAGTGGTAACGCCCCATTTTTTCATTAGCCCGGCATCCATGCCGCCCAGCGTGATATCCATATCCAGGGCGCCAGCGTCGAAGCCCAGATCCACCGCAACCGAACCCGGCATACCGCCCGCCTGGTAGTCTTCGGTTTTTTTGGTGAGTTTGGCGGGGGTGATTTCCGGCACCATGCCGAAGTAGTTATCCCCGTCAAAGAACATATTGAAATATTTGAGTTTCTTAGGCAGTGCCATAAGCGCCCCCGGTTAGTTATTCACTGCGCTGGAAAACGTAGCGAAATATTCGTCGGTGAACTCCTGTACCAGGCTGAGATTTTCCAGCGGTGGAACAGGGGTGTAGTTGTACTTAATGGTCAGTTGACCATTGCGCAGGGTTTCCGAGGTATTCGGTTCCGGGTCATACCAGCAGCGGGCGCCCAGCAGCTTGCCAGCCGTCACATATGAGGTCAGCTTCTTATTGATGCCGTCCACAATGTCCTTTACCAGCGACGGGGTAAGCGGTTTATCAACATAGGCGAAATGGGCTTCGGCGACGGTATCCGCAACGATCTGCGCGGTTCGGGTATAGCTTTCGAAGATATACGTTTCCGCGTCGCAGGTGCGCGATCCCCAGATGCGGTAGCCGTCCTGCTTGATCAGCGTGGTAACGCCTGCTGCGTTCAGTTCGTCGGCGTCGGTATCGGTGCCCTGTAACGTGAAATAGATATCCCGATCCATCCCCAGCACGTTATTAACGGGAACGTTGGAAATGGTTTTATGCCAGCCCTGCGTTGCGTCGATTTTGGCGCGCATCCCAACAGCATGGGCACCCACGGGTACGGTGGCATTGGCCCCGGCGTTGGTGTCGTAGCAGATGAAATTAGGCCAGATGACCATCATTTCACGCTGTGCAAACTGTTCGCGGTAGGTCTTCGCTTCGGCAATCGTATTGCAGCCGTTCGCGGCTACATATGCGAACGCGCGCAGTTTTTCCGCAATGACACCGAGTTGTGCGGCTACTGCTTCCGTATCAAGTCCGGGAACAGCCAGTACACGCGGGCGCACGCCTACGCGCATTTCGGCAGACAGCAGCGCGTACATGCCGGTAAAGCGCCCGTTTGCATCGGTGCCGCCAATAACCAGTTGATCCTGTGTCTGTGCGGTGCCGCCTTCTGGTGGGACAATTTTTGACGCATCGGCAACGCGGATCACAATGGTTTGCGGGCTGGTCTGGTCTGAAATCGCTTTCAGGGTGGTAAACAGGGTGCCGGTTTTGCCTGCCTTGCCCAGCATGTTAGCCACGCGGGTGATCAGTACAGGGGTATCCAGCGGGAACGCGTCTTCGTCCGCATCATCAGCGGTGCAGACAACGCCGATCACCGCCGAATCAATGTCGGTGATCATCGTGCTAAGGTCGGTGGTTTCCGTGACGGTTACACCGTGATGGTAGTTAGTGGCCATGTATTTGCCTCGCCAGTTTAATGACTGCGAATATCATTGCGGCAATGGCAGGCCGATGCGATGAATAAGGGTTGTCAGCAACCTGCAACAATGACGGGGCGTTGTTCATGCGCGCGCGCGTGGCGACGATGTACCCCATCATGATGAAGGGGTTGATATGGACACGACAGAAAACCGATATTCGCCGCGCCCGGCGTTCAGTATTGAAATTGAAGGTAATCAGCTTACGGCGCTGGATAACCGGCTGATCTACCTTTCCCTGACAGATAACCGGGGCTTTGAAGCGGACACGCTGGATCTGACTCTGGATGATGCAGACGGGCAGGTAGCATTACCACCACGCGGCGCAAAGATATCGGTGGCGCTGGGCTGGGATAATGATCCATTGGTTTTTAAGGGCGTCTATACGGTTGACGAGATCGGACACGCTGGCCCGCCTGACCGGCTAACGATCAGTGCCAGAAGCGCAGATTTCCGCGATACCTTCAACGTGAAGAGGGAATATAGCTGGCACGATATTACCGTGGGGGATGTGGTCGCCAGCATTGCCAGCCGCTACGATCTGCGTGCGGGCGTCAGCGAAGAACTGGCGAAGATTGAGATAGACCACGCCGATCAGACGAGTGAATCAGATATCAGCTTCTTAACGCGCATGGCCGAAATGTTGGGCGCGGTGGCAACCATTAAAAACGGTATGCTTCTGTTTATCACGCCGGGAAAGGGAGTGACGCAGAGCGGCAAGCCGCTGCCGGTGATCGAGATAGTCCGGTCAAGCGGTGATAAACATAGCTTTAACGTAGCTGACCGCGACGCGTACACGGGCGTAACTGCATACTGGCTTGATCTCAACTTTGGTAAAAAACCATCCACTACCGTGAAGAAAACAACCCGCAGGCGACGAACCAGCCAGGCCAAAAAGAAAGAGCCTGCATCCAGCAAAAAAGAGGGTGATTATCTGGCCGGGGCCGAAGGTAACGTTTTTGTTATCCGTAAAACCTTCAAGACGGAAAAGGCGGCGAAGCGTGCCGCTGCGGCTAAGTGGCGGGAGTTGCAGCGTGGAGCGGCGACGTTCAGCATCACCCTGGCGCGTGGCCGCGCAGATTTGTACCCGGAACAGCCCGCCAGCGTCTACGGCTTTAAGTCCACGATCGACAGTGGGAACTGGACGATAACGCGGTGTGTTCACGATATTGGCGGGGGAGGGTTTACCACGTCGCTGGAACTGGAAGTAAAAATCGACGACTGGACAGCGGAGAGTGACGATTCAATGTCTTAAGCGTTATACTTGCGTTGATATTAACCAGTCCTGAAAGGAGGCCCGCGTATGGCAATGCGCTGTCCTCGCTGCCGTGCAATAGCAAAAACCAGAACCAGCGTTGAGCTGAGTTTGCTTGTACGACGCAGCTATCACCAGTGTCAAAATATGTTGTGCGGGTACTGTTTCACCAGCATGACGGAAATAGACGGTTCACTAAACCAGACCCAGCCAGCGCCCGGCGCGATGGTGCCACAAGAAGCGTTTCCACGAAGTCACCACGGCGAAGATCAGTTATCGCTGGCGCTTTAAAAAAAAGAACCCGCCTTTTTGGCGGGTTTTTATTACTCAACGATTTTAATTATTTGCCCTGTTTTAATATCAACATCGGCAGAAATGGTCTGCTTAACTATTGCGCCGTATACGTTGCTACCGCGAAATGTCGTGCTGACGATGGCGTGAGGTGTATCTTTCAGTAAAAGGCGGTACGTTGTCTCAACGTGTTTATAAGAAGAATCGTCGTGCATGGTTTCTTTGATGCGGGCTTCTAAAGGCTTATAAGTACCATTCCAGTGGCTGAATTGATCTTCGAAGGTGTCGAAGTTGATGCGTTTAGAGAGTGAGCCGGGATTGTTATCGTAGTCGGTTTTGCACCAACCCAGAACCATACCCAACTGTAAGCCTTCGGATTTCGTGTAAGAATACTCGCTTACACAACTGTAAAAATCGCCTGCTGCTGTTTTGGTTAAGCCTGCAAATTCCGCGTAGTTGTCGATCCATTCATGGCGTTTTGCTTGTGTGCTTAATCTCCAGTCTTTCAGCGTTTGGGTTGCGAATTTATAAACCTTCTCTGGTTCAGGTTTTTTCTCTTGTGCGATAGTCGCAGTTTTTTGAGTCGGATATAAAACTGATCCAACAATTCCAGCCGCCAGGCAGATAACCAAGTAAACGGCAGATGAGCGTTTTCTGTTTGGCATAAGCACCAGTTTTGGGCTGATTAAACCCACCCAAAAGGCCAGACCGGCAACCGCTGCAATAATTGTGATAACTTTTTCCATTGAGAACCCTCCGTAGTGAGAGGGGTATTATTGTTTAGGGTGGACAAAAACGAAACAGCCAGACGGGTAAGGTCTGGCTGCTTCTTTGTCGAAGTGTAGTCAAAATGTAGACGAAGATTAGAATAAATCCTTTTATTCCAGTTTGTTACGTGCGGAATATCTTCACCATCCCTGTCTTCCCCCACATGATGTGGGGGTTTTTTTTGCCCAAAATTTGTCGCTCGGTTATTGCCTGACTGTTTTACTTCATCCGTTATACTAGCGGCATATTCTGGCTGGAGTGTTTATGAATCATACCTATGGGCGGCTGGTGAGCCGGGCGGCAATCGCGGCGACCGTGATGGCATCACTGTTACTTTTGATCAAAATTTTCGCGTGGTGGTACACCGGATCGGTCAGTATTCTGGCTGCACTGGTGGATTCTCTGGTGGACATCGCGGCGTCGTTAACCAACCTGTTGGTGGTGCGCTATTCGCTGCAACCGGCCGATGATGAACATACGTTCGGACACGGAAAAGCGGAATCACTGGCGGCGCTGGCGCAAAGCATGTTTATTTCCGGTTCGGCGCTGTTTTTATTCCTGACCGGGATTCAGCATCTCATCCAACCGACGCCGATGAAAGATCCCGGCGTTGGGGTGGTTGTCACCATCATTGCGTTAGTGTGTACAATCATTCTGGTCTCGTTTCAGCGCTGGGTAGTGAAGCGTACGCAAAGTCAGGCCGTTCGGGCAGATATGCTTCATTATCAGTCTGATGTTATGATGAACGGTGCGATTCTCATTGCGCTCGGGCTGGCATGGTACGGCTGGCATCGTGCGGATGCCTTGTTTGCGCTCGGGATTGGCATCTATATTTTATATAGCGCATTACGCATGGGGTATGAGGCAGTGCAATCTTTGCTGGATCGCGCTTTACCCGATGAGGAACGTCAGGAAATTATTGATATCGTGACGTCATGGCCTGGGGTCAGCGGCGCTCACGATCTTCGCACGCGGCAGTCAGGGCCGACCCGCTTTATTCAGATTCATTTGGAAATGGAAGATAATCTGCCGCTCGTTCAGGCGCATTTAGTGGCTGAACAGGTTGAGCAGGCAATTTTACGGCGTTTCCCGGGATCGGATGTCATCATTCATCAGGATCCCTGTTCAGTCGTACCCAAGGAAGGCAAGGTGTTTGAGCTTTCATAA